CCGTCAACAACAGCTTCCTCGTCCCGTTCGAAAGCCCGCCGATCGCGGTTTGGAACACGGTGGTCGGCTCGGTTGTCACCGCAACGGTCGAGGGTGTATGGGGCGGCGGATCGCTGCCGACCGACGCCGATATCTGGCTGGAGGTCGAGTACATCGGCAGCACGACGCAAAATCAGGGGCGCACCGTCAACGACGCCAGATCGCACGTCTTGGTGGCCGCGGCCAATCAGGCGTCAAGCTCTGCCACGTGGGGAGGATCGACCACCAAGTTCAAGTTAGGCGTGACGTTCACTCCGCAGAGGGCGGGGTGGGTCACCGGCAAGGTGAAGGTCGGCAAGCCGGCGAGCACCTTCTACATCGACCCCATGATTGTGCTGACATGACCAAGCTTGTCGAGATCGCGCCCAACAGATGGCGCTTCGTGCGGGAGAGCACGCCGGTGGCGCGCTCCGACCTGCCGCTGCCCTACGTGATCAGTGACGCCATGCCTGCTGCCGAGCACGTCGACGGCAGGTTCTACGAGAGCAAGGCCGCCTTTCGGGCCGTGACGCGGGCGCACGGCCTGACCGAGGTCGGGAACGAGAAACTGAAACCCAAGACGCGGGCAACTGCGGATCCTGCCGTGCGCCGCAAGCGCAAGCAGGATCTCAAGACCGCCGTCGAGAAAGTGCGGGCAGGACATTATGAGCGACACTTCCACCGTGACGGTAGCCGACGCGCCACTTCCCCCGTTGGAAGTGACGATACCTGAACAGGGTTCAGGCGGCGGCAACGGCGAAGTCGGCAAGCAGGCACCGGACAAGTCGCCGGACCAGATCGCATCCGAGCGCGCGATTGCACGCCGCGAGGCTGTGGAAAAGGCCTTCGCGAAGGGGCGTGCGGCGGCCGAAACCCGCGCCAAGGAGGGTGGCAAGGAGCTGGTGAAGGCTCCCAGTGAGGAGCGGGGAAAACAGGCGGCGCCGGAAGCCGGCAAGCCCGAGCCGGTCAAGCCCCGGCCTCGGGGAGACTTCGGCAGGTTCGCCCCGGCACAACCTGAAGAAGCGGATCCGAAAGAGGCTATTTCAACTCCACCACCCCGCCGCGAACTTCCGGAGACTGCACCCTACCGTGAGCCGCCGCCGCGCTTCTCCGAAGCCGCCAAGGCGGACTGGCATGGCGCCCCCGACAGCGTGCGCGCAGCGACCACGCAGGCGTTCCAGCAATACGAGCAGGGCATCCAGCAGTACCGCGCCGCCGCTCAGGCCTTTGGCGAGGTGCAGGACTACTACCAGCAGGCCCGGCAGGACGGCACCAACCTGCGCACTGTGCTCGACAACTATGTCGGCATGGAACAGAAGCTGCGCGGCGACCTGTTCTCGGGCCTCGATCTGATCGTTCACAATCTGAACATTCACCACCCGGACGGTCGCAAGGTGACGGCCTACGACGTCTGCGCTGCCTACATCCAGCAGTCGCCAGAGCAGCGCCGCATGGCGCAGCAAGGTAACTACGTACAGGCGCAAGCCGCGCAGCTGCAGCAAATGAGGCAGGAGCAGCAGCGCATTGCCAACAGCATCCACCAGATGCAATATCAGCAGAACTTCACGCAGACGCGGTCGGCTATCGACCAGTTCGCTGACAGCCATCCGGGCTTTGATGAGAGGAGCGATCTCATCAAGCAGGAGCTGGAACACGGATACCCACTACCCGTGGCGTATGAACGTGCGATGAAGCTACGACCCGGCAACGGGACACACGCGGCTCAGACCCGCACCACGTCGGCTCAGACCCGAGACGAGATAGATCGCTCCATTTCAGGTGCCCCGACTAACGGGGCGGCCGCCTCGTATCGGACACCGAAAAAATCAGGATCCAATCGCGAGGCTCTTGCAAACGCCCTTCGCAGGGCACGAACAGGGGTTTAGACCATGGCAGTCCTCGCCAACCTTCAAGCCGACGTCCACTATCATCAGGTTCTCTCGATGGCGCTGGAAGATCGTTCCAGCTCCTACGAGGATCTCGTATCCAACAACAACGCGATGCTGGCGGTCCTCCGCCGCAAAGGCCTGTGGCGCACCTACTCCGGTCCCCGGATCCGCCAGACGTTGCAGATCAACAAGCAAGACGCACAATGGTACAGCGGCTATGATCAGCTCCTCAACCCAGCGTTGGATCTGTTCAACGACGTCTTCTATTCTCCCAAGATGGTCGTCGTGCCGGTCATTCTGTCGATGCAGGAGATCCTCAACAACGAAGGTGACGCGCAGATCATCGACACCTTGGAAGCCTACATGGATGCAGCGGAGCGCTCGCTGGAAGACACCATGGACGCCGCGATCTACAGCAATGGCGCAGCCTTTGGTGGTAAACAGCTTACGGGCTTGGCTGCGGCTATTCCAGAACTGGTCGCCACTGGCACATATGCCGGCATCGATCGCACCCAAGCCAACAACGCCATCTGGCGCACGACCACATGGGACGCCAGCGCGCTTGCCGGCACAACGCTCCCGGGCCTCCCGATCTTCGCCGGAAGCACGCAGGTCAACTCGACCACGATCCGACCTCACCTGAACTACATCATGACCAAGCAAAGCCGCGGCAAGCAGTATGCGGACCTGCTGATCATGTCCCCGGAACACTACGCCGCCTATGACGCTGCTACAGTTGCCATCCAGCGCATCAACAACGAGACAAGTCTCGGCAAGCTTGGCTTCACGTCGATCGAGTATATCGGCGGCGGAAAGCGGGCCGAGATCGTTCTGGATGGCGGCATCGGCAGCAACATGCCGGCGAACACCACCTTCGGCCTCAATACGGATACGCTCCGCATCCGCTACAACCCCAACCGTAACTTCGATAACCTGTTCAAGGGGCAGGGTCAGATGCCGATCGACAAAGACGCGATCGCTCAATTCATCGGCTGGATGGGCGAACTCACGATGACGAACCCGATGTTCAACTGGCGCTTCGAAGACAGCAACCCGGCCGCCTAATACAGCTAGGCAGTCGAACCTTGCCGGCAGCTCCCATCCCGGTGCTGCCGGCTCTTTAACGGAGAAGACGCATGGCCCTAGGAGCCCGGGCGGCAGGTATCACGCCGTTTTTCAAGACGTTGCCATTCAAGGATGAGCGCAAGAGCATCGAGGCAGGCAGGCCGATCTTCGTGGATGTCGAGGTGTGCGAGATCCGCTTCGCCGGGTCGAAGGACTGCGGCGTCTATCGCAGCCACACCTACTCGCACTGGGAAGTAGACGAGGAAACCGGCGAGCAGGTCCACCTGACCTATGCGGAGCGCTGGCCGCGCCAGTATGCGCAGTTCAAGGAAAAGCAGCACCAGACCAAGTCGGGGACGCCGCTTGATTACGTCCCGTTCCTGTCGGACGCCAAGCGCATGGAGCTGCGCGCCTACAACATCTACACGATCGAGGCCTTGGCTGAGCTTGATGGCCAGAACCTGAAGAACCTCGGCATCGGCGGCCGTGACCTGAAGAACAAGGCCATAGAGTATCTGGCCAGCTCCTCTCACGACGCCACGATCATGCGTCAGCAGCAGCAGATCGAGGCCCTGATCAGTCAGGTCCAGCTCCTGCAGGAGGACCGCAAGCTGCTCACCAACGGCATTGCGGCTATGACCGAAGCCGTCCCGACGCCTCCGGAGCCTGAAGGCGAGACGCCAGAGGAGGCGGAAGACGACGGCGAGGGCGACGACGAGCGTGTCGTTGCCGCGGGCCGCGACACGCCCGGCGAGTTGATCGGCATGTCGCGCGACGAGATCAAGGCCTTCATCGCGGAGAAGACCGGGAAGCGCCCGGTCGGCAATCCTTCGATGCGTAATCTGGTGCGGATCGCGCAGGAGCTTGGCAGATGACAGTCCAGTCGGTCATCCGGGAGGTCTGCTCTTTCGTCGGGGTGCGCTCGCCGCAAGGCAGCGTGTTCCTGTCTCCCTTCGTTGACCGGACGGCTTGGGAATTCGTCCAACTCGCGAACGAAATGGCACAGCGCATCGCCTACGACACGCGCGATTGGCAAGCGCTGCGCAAGCGCTGCCAGTTCTTCGGCACTGACCAGAACCCGGATCCCAATGTTGTCGATCTGAAGCCGTCCTTCGCCTTGCCGGCGGACTATCACCGCATGCTGCTGACGGCTCAGGTGTGGCGCTCGTCCAACACGAGCGCTCCGATGTCATTCATATCGGACCCTGACGAGTGGCTGCGAAGGGAGCTACAGGGTAGCACTCCACCGATCGGGGAGTGGATCATCGAGAACGAAGAGATGCAAATTCGTCCCGGATTGACTGCGCCTGTTCCGGCCGTTCCTCCCGACCCCCTTGCCGTTCCTCCGGTAGTTGGATCGGCTGCGGTGCCGGCGGAAACGGCAACGTTTTATTACATGCGCAACACTCCGGTGCGCCTCACCTCTGGTGGCTTCGGCAAGGAATTCCTGAACGACGCAGACACCTTCGTGCTACCTGAGCGCCTGCTCAAGCTTGCGATGATCTGGCAGTGGAAGTGCAACAAGGGCGCGACCTACGCCGAAGATCTCGCCAACTACGAGGATGCACTGCACCGGGTTGCCGGTGCAGACAAGCCCTCTCCGATCATGATCGGGAGCCAGCCGATCTCTTCTGAGGCCAACATCGCATATTATGGCCAGACACCTCCGGGCAGCACTTTCGT